GAAAGACGTGTCCACCGTGCCGATAGACGACACTTGGGTCGTCCGCACAGCGGTCGACGAGTAGTACCGTGCCGGTGATCCCATGCGTTACCTCGCGTACTGGATGATGGACATGTAGTTGTCCGCCTGCTTGGCCTTCTCCTCAGCAAGCCGGACACTGAACAACTGGTAGATGTAGCGGGCCACGTCGGACCCGAACGTGGCACGCACCGGGGTGTCCACGATGTCGGCACTCGGTGCCGTGGCGACGATCTTGCCCGGGTCAACCGTGGAGATCAGGCGCCACATGGCGCCCAGGCGGATCACATCCTCCGCACTAGCGGGAAGTCCGGTGTCCGCGAAGTCATCACCATCCGTCAAAGGGACGGGATACTTCGTGTACTGGACCCGGACGTTGCGCCCAGGCATTGGGAACTCCAGCAGGACCAGGGCCTGACCCTCGGTCGCGGTGTCATCGTTGTAGTAGTTGCGGTCGATTCGATACCGCTTGATCAGCGGCCACACGCCCGTCGTGTCGGGCGCGTTCCACGACACACCCACCGGATCGTTGAAGTCAGCAGGCAGCATGTAGGCGTAGCGGGTTCCATCGAACTCGAACGTGTGATTGTCGATCGCCTTAAGGTCGATGCCCTTGATCGTGTCGTTCAGGGCCCGCTTCACCATGAAGCGGGGAAACAGTGGGTTGTTCCGCACCAACGTCAGCGCCGCGTGAGACGTCGCCGTCGAACCCTTCCAGCCACGACCACCCGGCAGCACCGATGCCGTGCCCGCGTTCTTGTTCACGCTCTTCAGGTAGACCATCTCGTCGCCGACCTCGACCAGGCCCTTCGACACCTGCGCCGCATCGTCAAGAGTCAACGTCAAGTCATCAGCATCGACACTCTGCGTGATGACCGTGATCGCTTCCTGGTTCCGCACATACGACGACACCTCGGAGATCGTGTCGTCCACCAGTTGAGCAAACGTCGTCATGCCTTCACCGCCACACCGAGAGAGTCAGACGCACGCACAGCAGTCTGGATGTCATTCATCCGCGTGGAACGCGGCTGGATGCCGTTCTTGCGTGCAGATTGATATGCGCCCAGTTCCCGCTCGTTCGCGTGGGACCAAGCACGAATCTGGATATCAGAGAACGACAAGGTAGAAGCCTTGCAACCAAAACAACCCTCAACAAAGTCTGGATGGGTACGAGCACGATGCAGCGACATCAGGTCTCCGAGATGTATTCACCGAACCCGGCTGCCGTCAGTTCGGCAGCCAGATCGGACGTGATGGTGTGAGTCATGCCGCCGCGCAGCACCACGTCACAAGTCGCGAGGAAGTCCTCCTGGGGGGTCATCACCGTGCGCCACTGGCCGCTCTTCTTCACGACCGTCTTGCCCATGCGCTGCGTGATGAACCACAGGGGTTCGGGCCGTCCCGGCTTGTACAGCAGGACGGGCCCACGGAAGTACGGCATTACCACTTTTCCTTGTTCGCCCAGTAGGCGGCGGACATAGTGCCCTTCGCAATGTTCTTCGCGTGACGGGCCTTGAACGACGCCTGCCGCTTGGTCGGCGCCTTGTCCCCGGTCACGCCCTGCTGGCCGAACCGAATCGTCTTAATCTTCTTGCCCGACTTTGCGACAACAACATGCGACTTCTTTGGATGCGACGGTGTCGCCTTCGGCTTGTTGAACCCGGACACTCCGGCGCGCTTCAGCGCGCCACTACCGTCCACGAGCCGCTCGCATGTTGTCGACGAGATTCGGGTACTTGCGGCCTGCCGCCTTCGCGGCAGCCTTCGCCTTGTCCCGTGCCGCCGGGCTGAGCGGCTTCGACACCTTCTTCGGGTTCGGACGCTCCCACACGGGCTTCTTCACGCCAGGCTTCTTCTTCATCACTTGCCCTTGCGATGCTCAGGCTTCTGCGCGGAAACCTTGCCGCTCGTGCCAGAACCCAGACCGGACTTGTTGCCAGGAATGCGGACGTCGTTCACGTCCTTGCAGCCGCAACCAGCACACATGCTGTTCTCCTTAAACGAAAGTCACTATCCATTTAATGGAAGCGGGGAGGGGCCGCTCGTGGCGACCCCTCCCCTCAATGCACCCAGTGGTACTAGATGCTGGACGTGCAGGAGATGACGTAGCGGGCCTCGGGGCGGTAAATGTTCCACCCGAGGAGACCCTTCCAGCCCGCGTGCCTAAAGCGCATCAGGCGATCGGTAACAGGACCGATCACCGTCTTCGGCTCGTAGGTCACAGCCTCGATCAGAGCCTGCTTGCCCATGATGATCACCTTGTGATCCAGCGACGTCGCAGTGCCCGTCGGGGACACTGCAGCCGACGTCACGTTCGACGCGGTCTTCGCGTAGGAGAACGTGGTGCTGGTCACAGCGGTGACCGTGAAGGTGCCGTTGAACGTGGCATCCACACCGGCAACCACGACCGTGTCGCCAACCTCGAAGCCGTGAGCGGCAGAGGTGGTGAGGGTCGCAACGTTGCTGGTCAGAGCCTTGTTGTTCACGACACGCGAAGCGCCATGCGCCTCCTCAACACGGGGAGACTCGATGAACTTGACACCCTCATAGATGCCAACCTCACCGCTCCACATGTTGCCGACACCGGCCTCGGTGTACGTGTGCGGCATCTGCCACACATTCGCACCGGAACCAGCAGCCTCGGTACGAAGATCGTACGAGGTGTCGGGGTGCAGCAGGCCGGTGTAGAAGCCACCGTCCCGAGGCTGCACCGAAGCAGCGCGCAGGCGGGCGACAGCCTTGCGGATGTCAGACGCCTGCAGCGTGGTCGTCGCAGCGGTCGTCTTGTCGACACCGTTCACAACAGCCTCGTCGGCAGCGGAAGTGCCGCTGAAGCGGCCCGTCGCCGGGTTGACCAGAACGTTGTAGACCAGAGCGTCGAGCGAGTCACGCTGGTTGTACGCCAGCATGTCCGCCACCGCCGGATCGATCGCCGACAGCGACTCAAGAGCGAGACGCTCCGTGGTCGTGACAGCATTGCCGTACTCGTTGACCGTGACCTGCACCTTGTTGGTGTTGTTCAGGGCGACGGCGTCAACGTCGGCGGTCTCGGTCAGAGCGGAGGTGACACGAGACAGGTCATTGTGAAGTTGGAACACCACGGTCGCACCAGGGTTGGTGACATCCACGGGCCGCTTGTCCGCAAACTTGCGGAACATCGGCTCGCTGCGGAGTTCCATCTCCACCATCTTGTCGTACGCTGTCTGAATAAGGTTAGTCAGCGTACTAGTGGAAGTGGTCGCCATTCGGCTACCTCTCTACTAGAGCGGATTGGGATTAGCCGCGAAGGATTGCTTGCAGTTCCTCACGGGTCGAGGCGTTATTGATCCGGGCCTCCAGGTCCATCCCCAATACGGGGTCGATCCCGTCGTCCTCGATGGCCGCCATCGCCTCCACGGCCTGAATCGAGCCAGCGTCCATCTGGGACGCGGGCTCATCAGAGAACGAGATACCGAACACTTCCCCGTACTCCCCCAGCCATTCACTGAGTTCGTCGAGATCCTCGATCTCGTCTGGCACGAATGCCGCGATCTTCGGGTTCACCCCAAGTTCTTCCAGGGCGACAGCGAGATCCTGCTCGCGGCTCATCACCACGAACTCCTGAATCTGCTCCTCGCGCTCCTGAAGCGCCTTGGAAAGTTCCTTGACCTGCTTCCGCAACTGCTTCACCAGATCACTGCCCGACGCGTCATCGTCGTCGAAATCGAAATCGTTCTCGTTCACTGCAATCTCCCTCTACTTGTGTGTGATGGAACGCCGCCCTCAACGCCAGCAAGGGGATACTGGAGTTGGCTGCGACTACCGGGCTTCTACTCACCACGAGGCCGGTCGGTTCGTGGTGGAACTTGTGGCGACTAGACGTCGCTCATGCGGGACAGGGACTTCGCATCGAGTGCTCCCTGCCCGCCGAACGCTGCGCGTTCCTTGGACGCAAACTTGCGCCGCTTCTTGCCCGCCTCGACACCGCCACTGAGACTCAACGTCTCCTTGACCATGTCCTTGAAGTCCATCGGCTGGCCGTAGATCGACCCCAGCCGCTTCAGGTTGTCGTTAGCGGCGCCAGCCTGAGCGAACGCCTCCTCAGCCTGGTTGGCCTTTCCGGCGTTCACGATCTCCTCGCTCATGCCCATGCCAACATCCAGGCCCTGCCGTGCCGCAGCACCACCAACCTGGCCAGCCTCGTAGATCTTCTGCAGTTCCGTGCGGCTGTTCATGCCAAACGCACCCGTCATCTGCTTGCCTTCCAGCAGGGGCGTAGCCCTCGCCGGATCAAGAAGGTACGCGGCCAGGTCAGAGTTGGACAGCCCGTAGTACTGCTGCAGGGTGTCCCGCGTGAACTGGTCAGCATTGTTCAGGGCGTCGAACGCGGTATCGACACGGGACTTGAACTCGGCGGCGCTGATGCTGTTCGAGATCAGGTTGTTGAAATCGGACGGAGTGTCGTAGTAGCCCTCGGGCATGCCAGCGTCCTGAAGGATGGTGCGGTACGTGTTCTCCGCATCGATGTACTCCTTCGGCGTCAGCAGCCGGTCACCCGGCCTGCCCTGCCCGTCAGCCATCCGCTTACGGATGGCCTCGTTGCCCGCGAAGCGGGTCTTGTAAGCGTCCGAATTGTAAATCGCATTTAGGATCTGTCCCGACTGCGGATCGATGTTCGTGTTGTAGATGTTGTCGATCACTCCCATCAGGGAGTTCACGAACGCGGGATCCAGGCCAGCGGCACGGAACATGTCGGCGGCGGCTTCGCCAGCCGACCTATCCGTGTACGTGTCGATGACCTCCTGGCGGCCATCAGAGAACACCTGCACGGTCTCGACCCGGCCACCCTTGACCCGGCGGGTAAACACCGACACCACCCGCGCCTGCTCCGGTGCTGCGGCAGGAGTCACTGGTGGTGAATCAATCGAAGGGCCCTTGTCGTATCCCGGAGGGACCGGCCTGTTCTGGGTCTGCGGCGACGCGGACGTTGGAACGGTGATACCGAAGCCAGGCAGGTTCGTGTAGCCGG